AATTGCATGATACAGCAAAGGCATACTATGAAGAGTTTGACTTTACATGGTATGAAGAACCAATGCACATGAATCTTATGGGGGTTAGAAACACTAATACTAGATCAAACAACTCTTTTGATGACAAGTTGATCTGTATGTATACTGATGAATCCGGAGGCCAACATGTTTATGTCTGGCCCGGAACCACTCGACCCGGGCGTACAGCAATGATGGACGGTAGAGCCTCTATTGCAATCATGGTACCATCAGCGCCACAATATCACGCCACGCCCGCACCAACTCGCAGCGGGCGCCCTTCTAGTGCAGGTATGAAAACATATTACAAAGGCGCCCCAAGCAGTGGTAAGGTTCGCGGAAGGAACTCCGATGGCGCCAAAGGATATTCTGGCGTAGGACCAGACCCAGTGCAGTCATACCGAGACAGCAATAATGACGATGTTTTTAATTATGATCCTAGCGCCATTGGAGGTTGTCAGCAGTGCCAGATTCACGGTACTGGCCCACACATGGGCGATGGGGTTGCTTCAAAAGTTGGAGGCACCCGCGCAGACGGTTCAACTTGGGCTTGGTCAGAAGGTTGTCAAGTCTGGGGATCGTGGGCCGATTATACATTTTGGTTATCTTTGTGGGGTCAACAGATTCAAGCCGGCCGTGAGTTTGTCGACTATGTTCTTATACGTGCAGAAGACTCACCAGAATTGTGGGGAACAAATACGGCATCTTCAACAGATGAGAGCACCCCACAAGCAGGTGATCCGGTAACATAAAGAGGAAATGAATGAGTTTATTCAGTCGAGGAAGAGACAAGGGCCGCGAAACAAAGAACTTAGACGGCAAGAAAAAACATAAGATAGATCAGATTAACGACAAAACTTCTGGTTCTGGGACTGACGAAGCAAAAGCTTCTCGCCGCAGAGTAATCGGAGGTATTGGCTGTGAGTCTATGATAGAGCCTGTTCCTGAATTTGACAAGGCTCCGTGTGAAACTGTGTTTAAAGGCCAAAATAATCAGTGGATTGTTCTAGGCCGAGACCGCCCCGGAAACCGAGCTTCTGGATATGGTGGCCAAGGACACACTCATTGTGGCCACATTGATCTTGTCGTCGGCCGCGGCTCAAGCAAAAACAATGGTCTCAAGGCAGCAGGTCCAAAAGACGGCGAACTTATGGGCAACAACTTTTTTAATGATGCGGCAAGAATATACATAAGTCAAAAAACAGATATTGATAAAAACTTTGGATTATCTAGAGGAAGACAGGGTAACAAAAAAGGTCACTCTGGTATTGGTATTAAAGCAGACGCGGTCCGAGTCATCGGCCGCGGCGGAGTAAAGATTATTACAGGAAAAGCCCAAAACGTTAAAGCCGGAATGGGCGGAGAAAAGTTATCAATGGGCTCTAAAGAATCCAGACCATCTCCAAAAATTGAGTTAATTGCTGGTAACCAAGATGGCTCGTCTCGTCATTTTTCTATTGATAAAGGATTTTTCTCAGTTAACAACATTCAACCTGCCGTCATGGGAGATAACATGGTTGAAGCAGTAGGGGAACTTATAGAACTAGTTAACCAACTACAAGGTGCGGTTGCAAACTTTGCAACTCAGCAAACATTACTAAACACTGTTATGACAGTACATACCCACCCAGTAGCACTTGCATACACCACTCCCTCCCCGGAGTTAATGGGTGCCGGCATTAACAACACAATTAAAATGATTACAGATGTGCATATTCCCCTGTTTTCTCAAAAGGTAAACACCATGTTCTATGAAATGAATTATTTACAACCTTTTGGAATGCAGTACATATGCAGTAGAAGTGTTAATATAACATAGGCTTAACCATGTCAACATACGAAACAGATACAAAAGAAACTGAAACCACAACTGAAGATGCCACGCTTCCGGAAACAGAAGAGTTTGATTATGTAAATTATCAATCAGTACCGGTTTATGATAATAGTTGTGAAACAGTTAAGATGGAGGAGGAACCACCGGAACCCGCTTCCTGTCCAACTTGTATACCAAATCCTAAAGCCCCAGCAATTGATTGGACAAAGCTCAACGATACAAAGCCTTTCTTAAACGAGCGCAAGTGCACTTACTCTATTTCATTACGAACACAATATGAGGGTTCTGGTGGCGATGGATCAACCCTACAGGACCGTTTGGACGAGTATGTGGATGAAGGGGTCAAAAAACTACTAGCACACTATAATAAGGCTCTGGACGCTAACACAATTGCAGCAATGAATTCAGTTGCCGGCGCAACCGACCATTTCATTCCTCCCCGCGCCCGACTAAAGATGAAGGTGCTGATCGAAATCCCGGCGAACGATTTTGATAAGATGCCTTCCGCGCAGGAGATAAAAGATGACAGCACTTTAGAATCTCCTCCTGCTGATCAATCTGACAGCCTTGAAGATGTAGGTCCTTCAGCCGCAGAAGCTGCCACTACTTATACTGCTCACTTGGAACTTGAAGGCTTGGAAGAGAGCATGAAACAAGTCCATCACGGACTGGAAGCATATGCGCGCTTTCAGGTGATCTACCTAAAGACACAACGAGGACTGGTGCTTTTCCCCGGCGGCCAAATGGTCAACTTGCTAGACGAAGCTAAACACTTCAAAAAAGTATACCCGGGCATTTCCAATTTCTTGAGTGAAAAAGGTTTTGTTATACGCGAGTCCCGAGGCAAAAATACTCTGGGAAAAATTCCCAACGGGCCAAAGCTTATTAATAAGATTGATATTAACTTTGATAATGATTATAAGATAGTTAAGATTATACTCTATCAGCATGGCACATGTGAAGAAGCTCCTATTGAAATTGAAGGTCTTAGGCTACACTCACTTCAAAACACTTATCCGTTTGATCGGCCAACTACTATGGCCTTTCTTACTGAAATCGACAATATGAAGAATGACCTTCGCCGCCGCGAAGGAATGATACCATGGACTGAGTTTGTTGAAAATTATGTAAAACCCAAACCAATTATTGATTCTGGTGTTGATTTAAAATCAACTGTGGCAGCTTTTGCCGCGGCAGCAACAGGGCATGCTACTGATAAAGACATGGAAGTATTGGCCAAAACTGCGGTTACTATGTCCGATGCAGACAGAGTCGCTGCGCAGACCCCCGGATCATGGGGTGGGGCCCAAGCCTCATATCAAGATTACAAGAAAAGATCTTCTCAAGACAATTATAAAGGTTCAGCGCTAGATCAGGCGTTAGGAAGAGAGCCTGTAAAGAAAGCCGATGGTTCCACTGATTGGGAAGCAACATACGATGAGATGATCGATAGAAAGACACTCAGTACCGGTGAAATGACTGAGATGGCTTGTAACATGGACGGCCTGTCTGGATTGGGAGATGCAATCTCTGACTGGGGTGACAACTTTGTACAAGGTCTTAACGATGAATTGTTTAGTATTTTTGATGCCGTAGCATATCAGTTCCAAAACTATCTTTGTATGTCTCCCGAAGACCGCGCAAAACTGCTAGAAAATCTACAAAATATGAACAACCAAGCTATGGCTGAAATGTTAGCCGAAACTATAGCTTTGATTTTTGGTTTCTTAGAAATGATCGAATCCTTCCAAGAGAGTATGGATGAGATCAAAGATATTAAGGGTCTTTGGACCGGCGCCTTTGACGAAATTAAACTGTGTGGCTTATTCGATCTAATGTTGGCATTCATTGAGTGTTTGGCTATGGGCTTAGACTTAGAAGAAATGCTAGAGCCCCTGCTAGCAGCCGCTCTTGCGAACATGGATGTTGATAACTTTCATAAGATGTTTGTCGGCCTGCCTCCTGAAGCACAGAGAGAAGTCATGCAAAAGGTCCAAGCCAACCTAGGCTCTCATATGATGCCTTGGGACGCCGCTAAGATACAAGGAAAACCTGATCCTTCGGCAGCTACTGCATTTGGAAATGAACCTTCGGCCGGAACAGTCGTCTCTTGGGGTGGCCCGGGCACTCCACTTAACAAAGAAAAAGCTGCATCTAGATCAGATCCTGATAGTATAGCAACCAAATACGTTGGTGTGGCTCGCAAGTTAGAATCCGCAGCGTCAAAAGCTAGAGAAGATTCAGCGTATTACACCGAACCTGATGAAAATGGAGACACTGAAAAAATATATGGGATGACAGAAGCTGCAGCATTGGCACTTGTTGCCGGCGCAATGACAGATCAGCATGCCAAACTAGACGAGTATAAAAAGGCATATGACTTATCAGGTAACTATCCTGAATTAGCACAACAACTTATCGATCAAGCTAACGGTTCATCCACGGTGGCAGTTGAAGAAGTGAGCGCCCTAGGAATGTCAGTCGATACTTCAGAAAAGGTCGCTAGTATCGAACAAACTGTTGAATATCAAACAAGATATGAACAGATGATTGAAGAATTGTGCCGCGCGAATTACGAGGTTGACAAAGCACTGCGAGAACTCGACGGAGATGATACTCCGATGCAGTCTTATAAAGATTATAAGGTTGGTTGTAGAGAACAAGAGGAAGTGAAAGAAGCTGCACATGTGGTGGCTGTAGCATACGCCGAAGGTGCGGCAGACGACGGCACAATTGGCTCCAATGGCCCATATGGAACAAGAGGTTCACTAGGAGCAGCCCTAGGAAGCTCGGTCACAACCCTCATATCGGCTTACGCACAAGCAGTGCTTGACTACTATGTCGTCGCCGGCCTAGAAGATCTCAAAAAAGTAATCATGGAACAACCCGGCGCACAATTCGTTGCCAAGATGATTGCTGCAATTGATTGTATTGTACCACCATTATTTGATCCGCCACTGTTCGATTTCCTAAACACACTAGAAATTGACTTTTGTAATAACCAGTATGGTATTGTTTTACCTAGGCTTGGTGCTCTTCAACTTCCAAACTTCAAAGATTTCTTTAAATATCTGATAGAATACCTGAAACAGATCTTGCTATACATCATATTCAGGATTATGCTTTATATTCTGACAAAGATTATCTTTATGCTGTTTGACTCGTTGTGTAAGGCACTACAAAAGCTAGGAGAAGCTGCTAGTCAAGCTCTTGCAGATGCAGCGTGTAATGCAATGGAAGAAGCTGGAGGCTTCTTGGGTGACGTCGCAGAGGCGGCAGAATCAGCCGGCTCTTGTGAAACACCCCCTAGGGGCTTAAAAGATCTTATTCGCGAAGGTTTCTGCGGCCCAGATGCGTCTGACGCAAAAGTCGACAAAACTACTCAAGAACTTATGAGAGGACTCGGAGGTGTTACAGAGGCAGACGCTGCAAGAATGGCTAACCCTGATAGCGTCAATCAGCTAGTCGCTGATATTTCTACTGTTCTGACTGGTGACGAGTTAACAGATTTGCTGTTGGGCAATCCTAATCCCGGCGCCGTCCAAATGATTCGCGAGGTTGTCCAAACAGAAAACCCAGATTTCGCATCAGCCCTTGGTTCTTCGGGACAAGTCCGAGACATGTTCAAGAACTTGGGTAACATGATGCCTCCTGAGTTCAAAGCAAAATTACGTGATGATATTTCTGTACCACAGGGCATGCGCCCAGCAAACCCCAACCTTTGTACCACACAGGATGATATTAAAAGATTCAGAGATTTAAGAAACACAATCTTAATGGCCAAAGATGGTACCACTTTGGATCAGGCAAATCAGCAGTTCGATGCCTTCCGCGGCCGAGCCCTAAACGACTTAGCCGAGATTGGAGACATTCTTCAGGGAGGCGTGGAAAACTTTGTAGCTAGTAACCTACCACCTATTTTAGGCGGTCCCGATCCTTCTCTGCCATCTGATGATGCCTGTCCGGACTCTGACGGCTCACCGGAAGCGCTCATTCCTAGAGATCCGAAAGAGCTAAAAGACCTAATGGAGGCAGCGACTGAAGGATTGTATGACGCAGTAGATCAATCATTTGAGCTAGACTTGAACGGCCGTAAAGGTATGTTGAACATGATTTTGTCAGATACCTATGGGATACCCTATAGCAGACATGACAGAAAAGCAGATAGATCAATAACATACTCAGATTATAAAGGTCAGCTTGCTTCTGACTATGATATTGAACCAGCCGAGGTCGCTGGTACATTTTGGGAAAACTTGATTAAAAGAGAAAAGGGAGAATATCCGACATATATTGCGCATTATTTAAGAGATTACCTCAATGATAAAAAACATTTAGGTGATGGGTACGAATCTACTTCAGATTATACTTACGATGAAAACATAATATTTGATGCTACAATACCGGGTGCTACAGCATTAGAAGGCTTTGAGGGGCCAATAGATGATATTGGAAACCTTGTTGGAACAGAAGGAAACCCATTTGTTATCGCCGGCGGAAAGGACCCAGATCTGACCTTGACTTTCCGCGATAACAACAAGGGCGTTGCAATGGATTATCTCACTAGCGACTATCAATTTAATGAAGGATTCAATTTAGAATACCAATCGTATATAATTAGTGAAGACACTGAAGGTACAAAGGTTACTAATACAGACAATGTTTACAACTTAAAAATCATTGAAGTGGCAAACGAATATGCAACATTACCTCGCAGACCGAGTAAACTTAAATTAGATTCTGACGATAAACCAGACTATCACTCCTCGGGCGAAGAAGTTGAAACCGAAGATGTTATAATTGATGTCAACATCGCCGGCGAACTTTCAGCTGAAGCAGAAGAGATGAGACTAGAATACGATCTCACAAAAAATTCTGACGCTAGTCCACAAAATAACGTGTGGAGTCAAATTTTAATAAGCAAGTTTACTAATTTAGGACTGTCTGAAGAAGAGAGTGAGTTGTTTAGCAGTGATACACTGTTCTCTTCTACAAACGCAAATCAGACATATGATAATATCGCAAACACGTTATTAGAATATATGGGTAAAAATATAGCAGCAAACGAACCGGCTTACTTATTTGGGTTCACCCCCGGCGAAGACGATGACTTGACCCCGCAAGACAAAGCATATATGTCACCGGACGGAACCATGCTATTCTCACAATGGGCTGCGAAGGTCCTTGCTCCATCACTTGGTGATGAATATCTTAGAAATAACGGCAAGCCTCGTTGGAGAAAACTCAAGAAATATATTAAAGCAAATCAGATTATGGGCGTTTCTAGACATTCTAGATTAGAATTCTTAAACCCTGCGGAATACGGAGGTAGCTGGATGGCTCCACCATATTATATCACCCCTCCGGTCTACGAAGGTTGGATGGGAATTAGAGATGCGCTACTGCCAGAAATCGATGGTAAAGAGCCTAAGAGAACTTCTGTTGCAAACTTTAAAGATATTAAAGAAAGAGTGGACGATTTAACAAACAAGATGCCTGACGATCCTAGACTGTCCGAGTGTCCAGACTGCGTGGTTGAATTACCTTATTCTAGAATCCTTGATCGTGCCGCCGCCGGCGGTATGGAAGGCCCAATTCTTTCATTGATTAGACTGTATGTTATTGAAGAATTCTTAAAAGCAATGCCGGTGTTCTCTAATTTCAAAGCTTTAATCCCAGAGGTTATGGATTATACCTATGTTGAATATATTATTCAAAAAATGGAAATTGATTTTAAAGAAAATTTAGGTCGGAAAAGAGGCTTCCTAAAAGGCGATGCCTTGTGGTATACCTTCTTAGAGCAGTGTGTGCAGTCATACGGCCGTCGCATCCAACTTGATGGTCTGGAGCCGCCGGCGACTGTCCAAGGCGCTCTAGAGGGCTTAAACGGATTACAGAAAGGATTTAAATACCCATCGGAAGAAGATCTAATGGGAGCGAAAATGAAGGCCGGCCTAAATCCATGGGGCGAGTATGGAGTCGCAACAACAGACTTACAACCTGAAGTAGTCTTTGGCAGAAAAGTGGGCACTACTACTAAACTAGAGTGGTATAGAAGATGGCACTTATTACAAGCCGTCAAAGATTCTGAAATTTCTGCTAGAGTAGTCTTAAGAGAACTGGTTGAAGAACAACTGGAGCACATGGCTGATAAATTTTCTGAAGCTCTTGAAGAGATTAATCTAAAGCCAGAAATTACGGACATTCACAAGTACTTCATTGGTTCAGGTGATTTTGTAGTAGGGCGCCAATCATTCTCACCCGATTTAGATGGCTATAATGGAGAAGGCGACATACTAAATGTCGCGTCAGGCTTAGATTCAAATCCATTAAATGGTTATCAATCGCCGGAGTGGACACCCCTAACAGTCGGCGTTCAGATCGGTGATGGTGGCGAAGGTTCACTAGCAACGATTGATAATTATACATCTAGATTGACAACTGGAGAGTTTATACTTGAGAAGTATGTCAGAGTAGAAGATAAGAGTGAGCTAGGAATTACAGATGAACTACCAGAAGCCATCATCGAACGCTCAGACAAATTAAGAGGGGTTGTCAACATCGATACGTGGAAACAATTTCTTAACAGCGCCCTGATGGTTGAACATCGAGATAAGAAACTATCTGAGTTCTTTGGAGATCTAGAATTTACTCATGCTTTAGACGAAGAGGGGAATCCAACAGGTGATCCAACAGGAGTTGTCGGCTCAACAGGTGTCAAATATGGGCTAAGAATCAGCTATATCCCACCAGAGTCTATGGCCGACGAGCTTGAAAGTGCACTATCACAATTACAAAGCTCAGACAACTGGTCAGCAATCCAAAGGCAGGCAGAATTAGAAAAGGCATATTTCTTAGAAAGCCCAGTATTTAACATAGCAAACAACTCTATGATTGTGGGCGAGGTTGATGTTTTTGATAGAGTTACTGGCAATGAAGTAACAGCAGCATCAACTTATGCCCAGAGTTTAGTAGATAACCTTGATACAGCAATTGGGCTAGAATCCGAAGGCGGAACTGGCCAGTATACCAGTTACAAGCCTCGGTCAGCTAAATTCATCATCCCACTTGCTCATGTGGAGTATGATGCATTAGATTATACTGTATCTGGCCACGCAGAAAACATTGAAAATGAAATGGATCTGGCATGCCTCGCGCAAGATCTAATAAATACGCCAGAGTTTGAGCTAATTTTTAGATATATTTTTCCTCTAAATAGAATTACTTCACTTATGGGAATTTATGTTGGCAAAGCATTTTTGCCGTCAATCGGTGAAAAAGTGATGTCAACAACCGAAAGTAAACTGCACAAACTTGTAAAAGAAGGGTACCCGACACCGGACTCAACAACGGGCGAGTGGCAAGTATATAACTTAAGATTGGTTACTGGAAGATCCGGCGCGTCTTATGATCGTTGGGACACAGACTTCTTGTTTAAGAAAACTAAAAGAAATCTAGTTAAGATGTTCAGATCTTATTTTAAATCAAGAGAGTTCTTAGCAAACGGCGACGACGATGCTGATGGTCAGGGCGATTTTAGTAATAATGAGAAGCGCAAAAAGAGAAAGAAGAAGGGCGGTAGAAACAAAGATAAGGGCATGAAGCGAGGTTTCCGCAGACAACGCAGAAGAGAACGCGACAGACCATATGATAAAAATGGTAATTGATACTAAACTAAAAACTATATACTCTATAGTGAATATACAAAGGGGGATTCAAAATGGCGTACGATGCTGCATTACCTTTTAGAAAAGACTCTACTGATGGTTTCGGCATGGTGGATACACTAGTTGATGCTGTACATCAAGATTTAAAAATACTTCTTTTGACCGCCCCCGGAGAAAGAACAATGGACCCGCTGTTCGGTGTTGGTCTTAAAAGGTTTTTATTTCAAAACTTGACAACAGTTACTTTGGGCCAAATTGAATCAAAAATACAACAACAAGTGGGTAAGTATTTGCCCTTTATTACAATTGTTAATATTGAGTTTTCAAGCGCTTTAGACAGTGCCGGAACCTTTATCCCCGATCTGGATCAAAATTTGTTAGGAATTACTGTAAGTTATTCTTTCGGATATAGCGACGTAAGAGAAATATATGTAACCTCATAAAACTGTAAATATAGCTAGTTAGAAGGTGGAGCCACAGAATGTCAAAAGATAAAAGATACAACAGAAGAATTAAATATACGAGTAGAGACTTTGACTCAGTTAAGAAAGAATTAATTGAGCAGGCAAAGATCTATTATCCGGAAACGTATAAAGACTTTAACGAAGCTAGTTTCGGCTCAATGATGCTGGACTCAGTAGCTTATGTGGCAGATCAATTAAGTTTTTATTTAGACTATCAAGCAAACGAAAGTTTTCTTGACACTGCAATTGAATATGATAACGTAGTCCGTCATGCGAAAAGCTTGGGCTATAGATGGAAGGGCGCCCCATCAAGCATCGGCGTTTTAGCTATGTATGTCATCATACCAGCAGCAGGAATTGGTATGGGTGTGGATTATGATTATGTGCCAGTCCTGAAAGCCGGCGCACAGTTCACATCGGCTACAGGCGCAAGTTTCCTGTTGATGCAAGACGTAGACTTTTCCTTATCTTCTAACGAAATTGTCGCAGCAAGAAAAGAACAAACTACTGGACTACCAACACACTATGCTGTTAAGGCTTACGGCAAGATAATTTCTGGCGAAATTATGAGAAAGACAGTTACTATTGGCGATTTCCAAAAGTTTATCAAAATAAAAGTAGGAGGCTTACAAGAGGTCTCAGAAATTTTAAAAGTTACTGATGATGAAGGACATGAGTACCATCAGGTAGAATACTTGTCACAAGATGTAATTTACAAAGAAGTGGTCAATAAAGATGCCCGTATCTCAGGAGTCCCATCCGTAATGAGGCCGTATGCGGTTCCTAGAAGATTTGTAATTGAAACAGAAGGAAATGATTTATATGTCCAGTTTGGGCATGGTTCAGATTCTGAAGCTGCTTCTCCATCTGTAGTCGAGCCGGCAAATCTGACGTTACAGCAGTTTGGAAAAAGCTATATTACTGATGAATCTTTCGACCCTAATAACCTTTTGTCTAATGACAAATTGGGAATCAGTCCATCAAACACTAAAATTACTATTGTATATAGAATAAATTCAAACACAATTTCAAATGCGGCAGTTGGCACTGTTGTTAAGCCCGGAAGCAAAGAATTCGTTTTCAAAGAAGAGACTCTTCTAAGTCAAAAGAAACTTAAAGATGTCACATCTTCACTTGAATCATATAACGAAGAGCCAATTCTCGGAGCTGTAACTCTACCAGAAACTCAAGATATTAAAAGAATGGTGTATGACTCTTTTGCAACTCAAAATAGAGCAGTAACAAAGCAAGATTATTTATCACTAGCTTATTCAATGGATCCAAAATTTGGAAAAATTAAAAGATGTAACATCATTAGAGATCCTGATTCGTTAAAAAGAAATTTGAATATGTATGTGTTGGCAGAAAATCCTAGTGGAAAGCTAGTTGTCGCTAATGATTCGCTAAAAAGAAATTTAAAAACATGGCTAAACCAATATAGAATGATCAACGATACAATTGATATTTTGGATGCTAAAATTTTGAATTTTGGAATCGACTTTACTGTTGTCGCTCATCGAGACTACAACAAACATGACGTATTAAATCAATGTATGCGCATTCTTAAGAAAGAGTTCGAACAACCGAAATACATGGGCGAGCCTTTTTATATTTCCGATATTCAAAACATGCTAAGCGATCTAGATGGAGTTACAGACGTCAAGAAAGTCGTCATAAAAATGAGAAATGGAGGAGTATACTCTGATTCAGCAATAGACATAAACCAGCAAAAATCTGCCGATGGAAGATATATTGTAATTCCACAAAACTGCGCAGTAGAAATTAAATACCCCAATGTTGATATTAAAGGAACAATTACGTAATGGCTATTAAAAGATATTTCGCGTTAAAAGATAACACAATCACGAACGCATTTGAGTCTAATCTTACATACCGTGCAACTGGTTCAAACATGGGCGCCGCCGATATTCTTGAAACGTTCAGCATTTATCAGCAAGCGTTTACTAGCTCAACAAAACAATACGAACAAGCCAGAATTTTAATTCAATTTCCAGCAACCGGTTCGAATCTTGTAAACAATGTTAAGTCAATTAAGGCAGATAGGACCGCCGGCAGCATTGCTGCATCTGGAAGTGTAAACTTTTACCTCAAAATGTACAATGCTCGACATGGCTCGACTACACCTAATAATTATAATATTGCTGTAAATGCGCTCGATGCAGATTGGCAAGAGGGCACCGGGCTGGACATGGATAACTACACAGATCTTCTTTATGGTGACACTGCCGGCTCAAATTGGATTTCTTCATCATTAGGCAATAAGTGGACTTCTGCCGGCGGCGACTGGGACGACGACGACTCGTCTGCTGCCACTGTTTATTTTGATACTGGTGTTGAAGATTTAGAAGTTAATATCACACCTATTGTTGAAAAATGGATAGCAGGCACTAAAAACAATTATGGAGTCATTGTTCGAATAAGCCCAGAGCATATTACAGAAGAAAAGTCTTACTATACAAAAAAGTTTTTCGGAAGAAACTCAGAATTTTTCTATAAGAGACCGGTCATTGAAGCAAGATGGGATTCAACAGTAAAAGATGATCGCAATAATTTTTATTACAGCAGTTCGCTGGCAACAGAAGCAGACAATCTTAACACACTTTACTATTACAACTTTATTAGAGGCCGCTTAAGATCTATTCCATTAAGTGACGATTCGGAAGTGGTAGTTAGTTTATATACCAATTCACCGGACAACACTCCTAGCGCAACAGACGGCAAGGTTGCCCTCTCCGCCGGCGGTGGCGTTGTTTCCGCAGGAGATGTCAACGCAACGGCTAGCACCTCTACAACCGGCATATACAGCGTCTCCCTGTCTGTCACTGGGACTGTCGCGACTCACTCAAAATTGTATGACGTTTGGCAAATCAAAACAGCCACCATGCAAACCGAAGAAGGATATACTCAGTTTTTTACCGGTACAATTAAACCTAAATCTGATGTAGGCGCCGTGTGGAGCAAGAACCTCACGTATGTTACCACGATACCTAATTTTAAAAAATCATACAGCCGATCAGATACCGACCGTATTCGACTCTATACTAGAGAAAAAGATTGGTCTCCAACTATTTATACTAAAGCAAGCAACACAATAGAAAGAACTATTATTCAAAGCGGATCGTATAGGGTGACAAGAAATATTGATAAATTAGAGGTAATTCCTTTTGGAACAGGTTCTGACTTACACACAGTATTGTCTTATGATGTTTCTGGAAATTACTTTGATATTGACTTTTCAATGTTAAAAGAAGATTATTCCTACACTCTGGATTTTAGTTTTTATGATGATGCAATAGGCGACTGGATTGTACAGCCTCAAAAATTTAAATTTAGAGTGGATAAGTAGCGAGATAAAACATGGCAATCAAAGATCTATTTGAGAAACCGCAGCAAATATTAACTTCAGCCGACGCTGAAACGACAACTGAAGGAAAGGTAGAATCAATCGATAACCTTGATGCAGTACTGCGTCAAAAAGAAGAATTCGTACCGTATATCGATCATGCGTCAGCATCTAATTTTGCGATTTATGGATCAGCCGAAAAGTATTATGAAGATGCTATTAAAGCAATTTATAGAGAATATCCATATGATGGCTCTTTGCATGAGAAAAAAGAGTTTGAATTAAACTTAAATTATCTTACTCGATACGTTTTAGAAAAAAGATATCCAAGAACCAATGGGCATATTACACTAGCAACTAACGCAACTTACAGTGGACTTACTGGTTCTTACGGTACAGTATCGTCTAACGAATACATTAAGATTACCGGCGGGCCCCACACAGCGTCAAACTTACAGTTTGGCGTAGAGGGCATGATTGGAAAGCCCCTTTACGAAACGTTTAAGTATTCCAACAAGCTAGACTCTAATCCATACACAACCGCCGGCCTCAGTAAAGGTCAAAAATTAGGATCTCAACTTTCGAACTTAAGGTTCGACCCAGCATCTGGTCAAACAGTAGAATTCTGGCTTAAGAAAGACTCTTTTGATTCCACAAAGACTAAAAGAGAGGTCGTGTTTGATCTTTGGAACAATAAAACGATGGGCGCCACGCCTGATTCCACCGCCGGCCGCTTTCTTATCGAGTTGACTTCTAGCGACGGAGGACCATTTCGCTTAACTTACATATCGGGTTCTACAACATTAGCATCCGACTTGGCAATTTGTAGTGCAAATATAACAGGCTCTAAGGTTGCAACTGGTGGTTGGAACCACTACGCTGTTTCTGTAAAATCATTTCCATCTAGTGACGAAACTCTTGTAAAATTTTATGTTAATGGCGATTTAGACAAACAAACTACAATCAGTGGTCATATCAATGAAGTTACGGGCGCCTTGACAGCCCACTTAGGTGCCCTACAGACAGGAACTAACCTAGGCGGTGCTTTAGGTGCCGGCCTACTTATGGGTTCTTTAGATGAGTTTAGGTACTGGAAAGAAGCGAGAACGTCAGAACAAATCGGTAGAAACTGGTGGACACAGGTTCACGGAGGAAGCAACAGTGAAACTGCGAACACTACGTTAGGTGTATACTATAAATTTAATGAAGGGATCGTTCAAACCTCCGCCGCCGATACAGTAGGATACGCTTACGATAAAAAGATCTTAGATTACTCCGGACGAGTATCTAACGGTGTTTGGGTAGGATATCCCGGCTATGGTTATTCTGCCCGGTCATTAACGTCAGCTATGGTTGAGTCAAATGTAACGACTACAGAATTTAAAGATCCAATTTTATACACCTCACATGCCGACGTTCAAGCTTTACAAGCAGAACTACAGGCTAGCGGTTCAACTTGGGACGACCAAAACAACGCTTCTATGTTGAACGCGATCCCGACCTTCATGAGAGAAGAAGATGAAGAGATGGGAGATGGTACATTAACTAATACCCTACAAATCATGGGTAGTTACTTTGATAAGATCCATCACATGATGTCAGCTCTTCCAAAAGTAAGAGCAACATCATACTTAACAGCTTCTGCAAAGCCTTACCCATTCGCAACACACTTGTTGGAAAGTTTAGGGTTAAACGCTCCTGAACTGTTTGTACAAGCCAACGTACTAGAATCGATGGCTCAGCGAGACGAAGATAGAGAATATACACAGGATTTAACAGAGCTTAAAAACTTAATTTATCAAAACATCTATAACAATCTAAACTACATCTATAAATCTAAAGGAACAGAAAAATCTATTAGAAATATTGTTCGGTGTTTTGGTGTCGACGAAGAGCTAATTCGTTTAAATCTGTATGCTAGTAACCTCACATACGAGCTTAAAGATAATGTTAGAACCAAAACCGTAAAAACAAAAAGTGTAAACTTTAATGATGTAGATAAATTTGATTCAACAATATATCAACTTACAGATCCGAGTAACGCGAATACGCTAGGTTATATTACTGGCTCTGGTCCAACAACCGTTACTGCTTCTCTAGGTCACGAAGACTTGCTTGGTATGACTGTTGAGACTGAAATCATTTTTCCAATTAAGAAAGATATTCGCGAAGCGGGGTGGTTTGAAACACCCTTTACAACAGTGTCATTGTTCGGTATGCATACTCCGACAAACAACGGTTCGTCTTTTGATACAAAGGACTATGCGAACTTTCAAGTTCAAGCGATTAAGTCGGGCAAAAGATCAAACCATGCCTACTTTAAGTTGACATCTGATTATGATCCATATCCGATTCCTGTATTGACTTCTAGCGTGTATACAGATGTATACGACAACCAAAGATGGAATTTCTCAGTTAGAATCAAGCCCCTTGATCCTGTGACCAACTTTGTGCAAGATAATCAAGTGGATACAACTTTTAATCCGCTAGCTAGGATATGTCAAAACTATGAAGTTCACTTTTATGGTGTTAACATGGAGACCGGCTATCCAGAACACACCTTCCACCTTTCCGGCACAATGGAAGCACACCAAGCTAGAGATTTTTTAAGGGCTTCGAAGAAGCTTTATGCCGGCGCTCACAGACAAGACTTTACGG